GTCTTTGGTTATTATACTGCAACTCAAGAAACACAACTCATTATTCAAGAAGTTTGCAACTCCCAGCTGTTTGAACAAGATTTAAATTGTCCAAATTGAGTCATTCCAATGGCAGAGTCCTCTGAAGCCTCTGCTTCAAAGCAGACCACTTCTGATGCAAAGCAGACAATGTCTGGATCAGACAGAGAGAGGAAAAAGAAAATGAGTGTCTTGAAGATGAGTTCTCAAGATGTTGCAAAGGGTGTGGATGCAGTGGAGAAGGGGGAGATAGAAGCTCTGGTGAAGCAGTCTGTTGAGGTTGACATGGGCAAAGTAGATATTGCACTTTTCCTGATTTTTGAATTCCAGGGTTTTGACCCATATGCAATAATGAGGAAATTGATCTTCTTCAAGAACACATATGGTCTGACAGATGAAGACCTGAAGGTGGACATCCTCTATATGATTGCAGCCAACATATACATGGGGAATCTCTCAGGCAAGGCACTGTCAAGGAGGGGAACAGATGGCAGGGAAATGGTGGATGAGCTCACATCCAGATATCAGATTCAAGCAGGGACAACTGGAACTGGCATTGCATCTGAGATCATAACATTTCCTCGGGTGGCAGGGTCATTCCCCATCATTACTGCCCGAATGGCTCAGAGGCTCCCGACCAAAGACATGGTGGGGCAGCCCTTTCAGTCCACTGCTGTGCCCAAGTTCATGAGAGTGAATGCATTTGCCTCATTCTGCCCCCCCCAGATGTTGATGAGAACCAGGTTGTTTTTGCTTAAGGCCAGTGCAGCCTACTCCTGCGACCAAAGCATAGTTTTCCAGGAGGGGAAAAACAAGAAGGCCAAAAACAAGTCTGAGGTGGTCAAGGTTGAACCTCCTCTGATTGCTGGTGACCAATGGACTTATCTTTGGGCTGCTTCTGAAGGGCCTGTACCTCCTTTGTATGCAAGGTCCCTCTTGCATGCAGAATTGAATACCATTTCACTGCATGGAACTCTATGGGACATTGTTACCAATTACAACAAGATTGTGAATGATGTTACTCCTCTTCCTAATAAGACAGAGTATGAGCAAGACATCACTGACTTCATTGCTGGGAACTATGCTGTGATGGGAGTTATACCTAGGAAGTCTGAAGATAAGTAGACTACTTCAATCAATAAACATTTTCTATACTTATGTTGTCATTTCCTAGTTTATCTCATCTCTTCTTCTTTACTTCTTTTCTTTTTTCTTTCTTTCTTTCTTCTTCTTTCTTTCTTCTTCTTCTTTCTTCTTTCTTTCTTCTTTCTTTTCTTTCTTTCTTCTTTTTCTTTTTCCCTTTCCCCTCCCTTAGCTGCTATGTCATCCTGGTTCAGGTATGAAAAGATTCCCATCAAAAAAATTAAAAAATTACAAAATGAGAAAAAAGGGCCCCTTGCTTGCTCTCAAGACAGATTAAAGCTGTCTTGAGAGCAAGCAAGGGGCTTATCTCACCTAGTGACTTCAATGAGAAATGTTTTGAATGACTGGGAACACATAAAGTCTAACTGAAAGGCAAGATGTTCTTGTTTTTTTGTCTTTTATAGGTTGTTTTCAGATTTTTTATGATTTTCTTTCTAACACCTAGTGTTCTTTTTGTACTCTAATAAAAGTGCACTATCATCTGGTTGATGCAGAGAATTTATGTCTTGGGAGAAACAGGAAATAGATTACCTTATTCAGGAATTCTTACTTTGCCTAAGGGGCCTAATCTCACTGGAGTTCCTGAATCAGAACTACCCTGATCAGAGGTAATTTCTGTAAATCTTGCTCTCTTTCCTTTTGGGGGTGTAGGAGCTCTCACCATATCTTTAGAATCTTCTTTGGATGTCAAATCCCCCATGTATTGTCTCCCAATTGCTAAGTCCATAGATGCATTGTGTAATTTATTCATCCTGGCCAGTTTCTCCTGTGTTGTCTCCACATCTTCTCCTTCAGAGTCAGGTTCTACAGAGGCTTCATGTATGGGGACATTCCCTCCTCTAGAGAAATCCATCTGACTGTAGTCAACATTCCCATTGCTAGAAACCATGGCTCCTTTCTTGTTGTCTCTTGAATGTTTCAAAGCTTCTCCTCCACTTCTTGCATATGTGTTCTTCACCTTTCTATCACCTTGAGGTTCTGTACTGTCAGTTATCTCCCCCCTTTTGTACAACTCTCTAGCCATAGGAAGGTGGGAATCCCTCAGAGCAACATCTAGATGACCTGGGTGAAACTCATATTCCTGAAGCATGCTAGTTGTTACTGCAGCTTGTCCTATTGTCTCCTGGAATGCCATAGTTAGTGGGAAGTCTGATTCCTCCAGGTCTAAGAATATCTGGCAGACAGCCCATTGTTCCCCAGAATTGAAAGTTGGCACTTCTTGAGCAAAACTCAAGGACACCTTTCCTGATGATTCTTTTGGGAAACTATAGTCTAACACAAATTCTCCTCGATAGAACTTGTTGTCTTGAAGCCTCAAACTTCTTGCCACTTGGCCCGATCTCTTTCTGGTGTCCAGAATGGAGACAACCACATCTGAATGATTGTCTATGAAAGAGCTCAGTGGTGAAAGGATTAAAGAAACCCTTCTTATGAGAACATACTCATACTTGCCAACCTTGCCCTTCCTATTGTCTAAGCTGACAACCTCATCCATAGGAAATTCCTCAACCTCCTTCCTCAGCTTCACTGTTATGTGGTCTGGGACTTGCATCCTCCTTCTCTCCACTCTAGGTTGAAGTTGCATCAATCTTCTATATCTAGCCTCAAGTGTTTCAGGGGGCTCATCATGGATGGCTATGTTTGGGAAAACAATGCCCCTCTCATGACTCTGAAGCATGTTCCCTATGTCATTCTCTTCATCAGGCATCTTATGCTGGTATAATTGCCTATCTGCATTCACTAAGGCTATGTCCTGAGCCCTACTCTCTTTCTGGAATTTCCCATCACTTGACACCAGATCTGTAAATGGTTTTTCCCTTTTAGATGTTTTCTTTCTCTTCATTCTGGAACTGTCAGACCCCTCTCCCTTCCCAAAGAACCTAGCTAACATGCTAATGACTTGTCTGTGTCAATTCCTACAAATTATTTCAAAATATGAGAAAACAGGTAGGTAGGGTAATGTCCTTGTGAAGTAGATTGTGTTTCTTGAATGGAGCAATGATTGCCAAAGAC